AAAATTATTAGTGTTCCTTTATCAGGGGTATAATGACAAGTTTTATAGTTTAAATCATTATTCTTTATAATGTTTTTTACAGGCTTCATATCTGGCTCTATTGGGTTTTCAAATATAATTCTACCAGAGTTTTCTGGACTTGTTACATAGAAAACTGCACTAAACACACTATCAGTGTGTGTATGGTATTCTTGATAATCACCTTTCCTGTATATATTATACCACATTGATTCTGGTTTTTGGTAACTAAAATCAGAACCATATTCTCTAGCAAAGATATTTATTTTATCGGTAACAACTGAAATTAAGTCTTCAAATTTACCATCATTTATCATATCATATGTTCCGTGACTATTGGAAATTTCTGTGTTCCAATTTTTTCCTCCGGATTGAATAATACTTTCTAAATCCAAAATTTGGTCAGAATATTTTTTTATATCATCTATAGGTATAATATTTTCTTCTACAGAAATAGCAGTAGGAAACCAAAAGTGTATAGGCATATTAATATATCTCCAACAATAGTTATCGCTTAATCAGTTATTGACTTAGAGATATGATAATGTTATAATTACATTTAAGGAGAACATAATGCATCATTGGTGGTTAAAGATAGAAGAATCAGAACCTTTTGTTACTGCTCAAAATTTTCTAAATGATCAAGAAATAGAAGAGATAATAAGAATTGGTAAAAATCCAGAATTAAGTGATATTGAACAGGGAAAAATTGGAGGAAGAACCGAGCATCTCCAATTGGATCTTGATTATAGAAGAAGTGCTATAAGTTGGTTACGTGCTGACATAAAAGACAATGCTTGGATTTTTGCTAAAATAACCGATGCACTTTTGGATATAAATTCTCAATTTTTTAATTATGACATAGATTTGATACAAAGTTTACAGTTTACAGAATACACGGAAAAAGACAAAGGATGTTATGGCAAGCACGTGGACACATCCTATCGATCATATAGAACAAGAAAGTTAAGTTTTAGTATACAATTAAGTGATAACAATTCATATGAAGGTGGAGATTTAAATCTTTATCTTAGTAATTCAACTAGTGGTAGTCGTACAAAAGGTGATTTAATAGTGTTCCCCAGTTACACTCTACACGAAGTAACACCTGTTACTAGAGGAACACGATACAGTCTTGTTGGTTGGGCACAAGGGCCAAAATTTAAATAATTAGTAAGTAATAATTACTTTTCCGCCATTATCGCCAGATCCGGCACTACCTCTATCACTATCGCCACTGTTACCAGGTGTATTTCTACTACCGCCGGTTAACGTCGCACTTGATACTAGAGTAGGATGAGCATAGCCAGAGCCTCCGCCACCGCCTCCCATGTCTAATGGTTCTTGATAATACCCAGCGCCGCCACCATAGTAGCCTCCGCCACCGCCTGCTCCGTATGATACATTACAATCTGAGCCGCTTAGAGCACTTCCAGTACCACCGTTGCCGCCACCGCCGGCGTTTTGTGTGCCACCTGCACCAAAATTATTACCATAGTTGGCTTCACCGTTTTGTCCGGTTGTTCCGCCTCCGGCTCCACCATCAGTTGAGCCTGGATTACGATTAGAGCCTCCTCCTCCTCCGCCGCCTGCGATCAGCAACGAACGACCATGGGCACCACTTTGTGGAGTAGCACCGCTGAAAACTGTTCCGCTTCCATCGAAAAATCCCGATAAGCCTGCTCCCGATCCTGGACCCCATGTGTTTGCGGCTCTACCACCGCCTCCATAACTTCTGCCAGGGTCGGATGGGTTTCCTCTTTCACCTACAACTACCGTATATGTGTTTCCGCCGGTTACTGTAACTGTTCCTGATGAATATCCGCCGGCGCCTGGTGTGCCGCCACCCGACCAACCAGATACTACACCAACTCCGCCTCCAGCACCCCACATTTTAACACTGACAGCATTAACACCTGCTGGTGGAGTAAATGCTTGATCTGAACCAGTATAGTTAAAGGTTGTACTAATTGGTGCTTTTACAGTAATACTAAATGTTCTGTCAACAGTCGCATTGGCAGTTGTTGCTCTAGCGGTAAATGTGCTGGTAGCATCGGCACCCACCGCACTAAATCCGCTGATAACACCAGTTGAAGAATTTAAAGTTGCGCCAGTTGGTAAACTGCCTGAAGTAATTGAATATGTAACAGCATCTCCGTCTGGATCTGTTGCTGTTAGTGTGTAACTTGTGCCTGCTCTTCCAGCATCATACACTATGCCTAAACTACCTGCTGGTGTAGACCATGATTGAGCAGTATCCGTTACACCGGCTGGTGACAGTGTTCCAAATAAACCCGACGGGTTAGTAACTTTGATGTCGTAATTTACACCTGATACATAGTTTACCGCAGTGGCATTTGTGGCCACAGTAAGAGTAGAAGTATTAACAAAAGTTGTTGTTAATGCTCTATCAACATTGTTTACGCCGGCGCCTGTAACTTCTACTGTACAACCGTTAGCAAAGTTGATTCCACTAATTGTTAGAGTAGCATCTACTGTAGCATCCAGTGTTCCTGTTACACCTGTAACACTAGGTGGTGTTGCAATTGACGTCCACCCTTCGCTGTTTAAGTTTTCGATATATCCTGTGTCGGTATTATATCTTATATATCCGTTGCCACTTGGACGATTTGCTGTTGCGCCGGATGGCAATTTTACACCTTTGTTACCACCAAAGACTGTATCAACATTTTTATATTGACTATAGTTTCCCATTATGCTTCTCCAATTCTCCATCCATAGGTTGCGTTAAAGTATACTAGACTAAACCCTGCGTTTTCTGATGATACTGTCATATCAGTCGCATCTCCCATTATTGGTTGTCCATTTCTAGCAATAGTTAAGTTGTTTGTATCAAAACTTCCTGTCGCATCTACAAATCTTACTGTATCACCTAGTGCCGGTGATGTTGGCAATGTAATTGTGAATGCTCCTCCTGAAGTATTTACAAGTAATCTGTCATTGTTAACTGCTGTGTATGTTGTTGATACTTCCTTCCAAGGATTACCACCTCCTACACTAGTCCATTGTGCTCCATTATATCCTTCAAATAGTGTTAGTTGAGTGTTGTATCTCAACATACCTGCGGACGGAGCAACCGGTCTTTGAGCAGTTGTTCCTCTAGGCATTGTGGCATAATATGCCGCAATTTCCATAGCATTAACACCACCTGCTTGAATATTAACTGTATTTGTAGAACCATCACCTACCGGATCAAGTGTAACCTGTGTATCATCATCAGCATCAGTAAGTTTAATAGCACTTGCGCCACCAGCATTCAATTGATCAGTTACGTAAGTTACAACTGCTTTTTCAGTTGGTACCGCTGTATCTGAGTTGTCTGCCATTGTACCATCTGTTGAAAATTCATCAACTGTTGCACCTTTTTTACCAGCACGTACACTACCAAGTTGTAGTTCGTTCAAACCAGTTAGGTCAAACTCTTCTGAACTTAGTGTGGCTCTACCTGTTGCCTGTTCAATTTTAAAGTAGTCACCTACTCGGAAGTTACCATCTTGGTCTGTGGTTACGTAGAATACTCTACCACCGTCTTCACTTAGTGTTTCACGAGTTTGATCTGGTTGTTGTGGATAATCTGCTTGAATAATCACAGGATAGTTTGTGTCAGCAAATCCACCTGTACCGATGTCTAGGAAGTCATGTCCACTCATTCTTACTTGTGAAAATGCTTCACGGAATGTTACTGCTGTTTGATCTGCCGGCACTTTGGTAGCCACAATTGGTGGATCAATTGTAATTGTAGCAGTTGCGTCATCGGTGCTATCGCCTAGAGTAAAATCTGTAACTTCTAGCACAAAGTAGGTTTCGCTATCTCCATCAATATGTAGCACAGATCCTGTTTTAATTGTGTCACTTAGTTCATCAAAATTAAATGTGATACCTCTACCTATACCACTAAATCCTGCTCTCGTAGCACTAACTGTATTTGTATACCCTGGGGAGGCATTCAGTGTGTTGGTAAAGTCAGTTATGGTTAATGTAATTCCTTGATCTTCTAATCCTTCAATAGCCTTTTGCGCCATTGTGCTAGTGTTTTCGGTACCACCTGCGTTAGCAAAAGTATAATCGCCTGTGATTGTTCCAGCACTCGTCCCATCTCTATCAACATTAAAGTATATAGAATCATTGCTTCCTGTGTATCCAGTAGCAATAACGTTTACACCGTCTACACCTAATCCATTAAATTCTGTAAAGTTTGTAGCATTATGTAATTTTTTCTGCCATACCAAACTACCATTAGAAGTGTATCTTGAAACTAACCCGCTTCTTCTAATATCTGTGTTTATGTCGTCAATCAAATAACCAACAGCATAAACAACATCTCCTAAACCAAAAGAAGAAAGATATTCACCTCCGTCTATGTTTCTTAGACTATGTTGCCATTGTATATCACCTGCCATATTCAATCTCATAATAAATGGCATTCTTACACTACTTTGATATAGTTCAATAACTTCACCATTTAAAAAACTACCACTAGCATTTGCTACAGTAATTTCTATGTTAGATCCGTTTACTCCGTCATAACTTACAACATCTGCTGTTTCTCCGGAACTTACCCCTCTTACCTTTCTGTCTCTAATTACATCAGGCTGTTGATTAAGGCCGGCACCGCCTGTGGCAAGTGCCATTGTTGTACCACTAGAACTAGCACTTACATAGGTTGCGTTTACGCCTGCTCCATATGTCAAAGGATCTGGAGAAAATGTAAATCCTACATCTGTGTAGTATCCGCTTGCTGTGATATAGATGCCGTCGCCGTTACCTGTATCAACATTCAATCCATGAATACCTAAATTTTGTCCGTAATATTTTGATTCTTCAACACTGCCTGAAGTAGGATTAACTCTAGCAATATAAGTTGCGTTGTTTGTTGAATCATTTAATGCTACAAATAATTTATTTTGAGCATTTGCATCACCTGAAGCCGCATATGTATCACTAGAGGTTGTTGGATCACCTGCGTATGTTATCGCAGTTGGTACCATTGTGTTGATAGAACTATCATTAAAGTCAATTGCTCTTGCCCAATCTACACTTGCGCCACCTGCTGGAATTCTTAGAATGCTTGTGCCGAGTGAGTTATGATCACCCACAGCAAATAAACGCACACCGTCTGTTGTTACAGCATTAATAATGCTTGTGGCTGAAATAATTTTCTGCCACTGTAAATCGCCGGCGGCCGTAATTTTAAATGCCATCCCTTTGTCTGTACCACTTTGTCTAACTTGGCCGCCCATGTATATTGTGGTATCAATTTGTGTTACACTGGTAAACTGACCAAATAATCCTTCATAACTGGCTTGAAACAAAAGATTGCCACCAGTATCATACTTTGCTACATACGGATAACTTGCTGTTGGGTCATAGGCTGGTCTGTCACCTGTTGTGTTTGTAGGAGAAGTATATCCTACCATATAGACATTTTTATCATCATCTACAAAAGTAGCATTAATTACAACATCATCATTTAAACTTTGAATTGAATTAAGTGTTGCTGTTGGTAATCTTAATGTACCTGTTTTAGGAGTTTCACTTTGTGAAAATCCTCTAGCAACAGCACCATATTCTCCGTATGAGTTGTTACCAACAATACCACGAATCTTACCACCGCTTTCTGCTAGGTAACCAATGTTGCAATAATATGTAAAACATGATACTATTTCTGATCTACCATCATTTAATACATGGATACCAACACCGTCTGAATTAATTTGTGTCCAGTCATTGGCAACCATTGATTTATAACCGCCATTATGTAGTGCGCCATCAATCTTAAATCCAGTACCACCCGGTGTGAAACTTGTACAGTTTTGTACATAAGGTGACTGTGAAGTAATCCATACTGAAGTATCATTTGGACCTGTTCCCGGATCAAGTGATACAATAACACTGCCAGTACTAAAGTTTCTAAATACAAAGTTACGCATACGTGCGCCATTGTTCATGTGGAATACAAATGAGTTTGCGTTTGGTGTTGATCCATCATCTGATATACCTACACCAAATCCGTTGTCATTTGTTGTATCTGGTTGTACTGTTACAGCACCCAATCCGTTTCCTTCAAGAACAACACTTTTTCCAACTCTAATAGGAGTTTGTTCTGGGTATGTTCCTGCCTGAACATTAATACGACATTGGCCGAGGCTAAATGTTTGTTCACATGCGTGTTTGATAGTTTTCCATGACGTAACTGCTGTTCTACCATCATTTGAATCGTCACCTTGTGGAGAAACAAAATAATCGTTCTGTGGTGTTATGTGTCCCCAAACAGGTTCATTACCATTTGAAGTTAAGAATGATCCTGCTGGACCAATACCTAATCTAGTTACATTACTTGCGTTACGGTAAATCATGTCACCACGTGTGGTAACAACTGCATTTGAATCACCCTGTGACATTAACTGCCAATAACTTATATCACTTCCTGGTACTATGGCTGATCCAGCATCTTGTGCTGAGTTATGTGCTTGCACACAAACGTAAGAACTAGTAGCATATTCTACCACATCATCTAATTTGTATTCTGTTATATTTGACCAATTACCTTTCCAATCAAAACCTTTTGTAACCAGTGCCCAATAAGTTGTATTGGTAGGATAAACTTTTGAACTACCTGGTGGTAATAATGTCGTATCAACATTATAGTTTTTGATACAAACGTAACTTCTACCGCCATAACGTACTACTTCACCAGTTTTATATATTCTTCCTGTGTCGGCATACTCGTCTGCTGAAATTTGCCCAGGAATATATACTGACCACTTTGTATCATCAATTTCAACTGCTGATGTGTGCGGTGTTATACAAAAATATAAGTATCCGCCATATTTAACAACGTCACCTACTTCGTACTTAACTGATTGAATATGAGATTCTCTATAATTGGTGCCGTCTGTAAATTTTAACCAATTAGTGCTTAAATCTGTAGCAAAATCCGACGTAGAAGTATAAGCAGAAGTACATACATATGTATGACCACCGATTTTTACTACATCATTTACTTTATAATAAGTTGAAGGAATCCAGGTAGATTTGTATTCAAACCCTTCTGCGTATAAATTCCATTTGGCTTGATCGTCTCCTAATACTGTACCACTAGTGTGTCCGGTATTACAGCGATATATGTTTCCGCCGTATTTAACTAGGTCGTCTACCTTGTAGAAAGTAGAGGTTTGCCAACCACTTTTCCACTCACTACCACCAGCAATTTTGGTCCAACGACTAGCATCAAAGTCTGTATAAAAATTACTATCGGAAGTGAACGCTTCTTCTGCTACAAACGCATTACCACCGTAACTGACAATATCGTCCTTTACGTATGCTGTAGAGCCAGACCATGCTCCTTTCCATACAAATTTAAGTCTACCTAGTTTAAAATCAGCCATTTTGCTACTCTTCCTTTACGTTATTTATGTTTGTTCCGGATAGATGTACTCGTCGTTGATACGCACAACCAGTTGTCCATCTGTTTCGTCTATAAAATAGTACAAATCTTCTTCTCTAAATTTGTACTGTTCGTACTTTAATGATTTGTTAACCAACTCGTGATTAGCATCTCTACCATCAAAATAATCTGTGTTAAAACCACCAAATTCATACTGTGCTTCCTGATCATCTCTGCGTGTAAGATCATTTATAACAACAGTTTCGTCAAAACCGCCCTCAAAATCCAGTTTAGAAAACGTTAATTCTCCTTCATTGCTTCTGTTCATTCCATAGAAGAACTTTTTGCTTTGTGCGCCAGGCGCCTGTCCTATATAGTTGCTCATGATGTTATCTCCAATACACTAACAATTATGTCAGCACTGTTGTCTTTGTTTGTTCTTACTACTAATACATTGTTTGGTTCCATAACTAATTTTTGATCACCGCCCATCGCCGCTAGAGCACTATTTCTATTAATAGGACATCCTTTTACAATATAAACTTCTGTGCTTGTTTCGTCTCTAAGTAATATATCTGCTTCAATATTACTAGTTGATGTATTTGCCACATTAATACCAATCACTGTGCTTCTAGCATTACTTGAAGTTGTGTAAATATCAACCGGTTGTGTTCCTACGTTTTGTGCTATTGCTTTTTTAAATGTATTTGCCATATCCTTATCCTAACGCTATAGCAAATGCGATTGCGGCGTCATCTGCTTCTTGTCTTGTTACTACCTCCGGAGCAGGAATAGTGCTGTAGTTTACAACATTAATTCTTGCGCCACTGCTTGGTGCTTCATCAGTAAACGTGATAAATGCTCCTTCTGATGTAACATCAAAAACCAATGGATCTTGATAGATGTTATCAACAAAAGGTATTATACCATACTTATCCCTTGCGGGTATACTTAACCTAAATGATTTGGTGCTTCCGTCACCTGTAAATGTATCTACCCTAGTGGCATTTACACTTGGTGAACTTAGATATCTTACATCAACTGTTGCTCTGTTTTCTACAGGATATGCTGTGCTTGTGCTATCAATAAAAACTAATTCAGTTCCGTCCACAATGTAGGATTCATTTGGCGTTTGAACAACACCATTTATAGCAACCATAAGTGCTTCTGCTGAACTAGCATACTTGCTCAGTGTAAATTGATATTGTACACCATCACCTGTAAATGTTTCGTGATCAACAGGTGTGCCATATCCTATACCAAGATAGTTCCAACCACCATTGTTATAGTATGCTTCAAATTTATCATCGGTTGAATTGTAACGTATTTCACCATAGTTAGGTGAGTTTGGTCTTTGTGCTGTAGTACCAGTTGGCATAACAAATCTACCACCTGATAAACTCACAATACCTTCAGCATTTATTGTTGTACCGGTGTCACTGGTAATTAATTTTTTGTTAGAATCTGTACCAACAAGTTTGTTAGCATTGTAATCTTTTATTTTAATACTTCCAACAGCAATATCTTGATAATCTGTTATACTAACATTTCCTCTAACAGTACCCTGTTCAATTGTGCTGATAGCCGCGAATTCATTTTCGCTTTCGTCGTATATAAATGCTGTATTAATTTCTGAACCACGTTCTAAAATAAGTCCCATGTCAACTTGGTTAGCACCGATAGCATTTATGTTAAGCGTCATTAACGGGTCAGTCATAAACACATTACCGCTTGATGTCGGCGCACTTGAACCACCATCGATTACAACCCTACCAGTACCGCTTGCACGAATAATTAAATCTTCGTTGGTGTTTATATTTTCAATTACATTATTATTAATCGAAATTGTGCTGTCAACAATAAGTCCTTGTCTTGAAATTGTTACAACAGGCGCACTCGCCGGACTATCGCCTGGATCATTTGATCCTGCGTAGAAAGTAAATGTATCGCTGTCATCGTTAGCAGTTTCAACAGTTAAGAAAGTATCACCGTCACCGTCAGTTACTGATCCACCGCCTACTAATTCCCATGATGTTCCTGTCCAAACTTCTAGTGATCGTAATTCATTATTGAAACGCATCACACCACTATCACCTGCTACATACGTTGATGGTCTCTCTAATGTTGTTCCGTTTGGAATTCTTACACCATCTATACCAGTAAAGTCAACATATGCTTCTGGGGTTGCGTCTAGTGGAGCAATCTTGTCTACTTTTAATCCATTTGTAGCATCAAGTGTTGCTGTGTTTACACCACCGTTGTAAAAATAAAGAGTGTCTTCATCTGTGCCAGCACCTAGTTCAGGAACAATATAAGTGTCATTATCAACGTCACGCACACCGCCTAAACTTGACCAAGCACTGCCATTATATCCCTCAAACTGTGTAGTATCTGTATTAAATCTAACAAGACCTGTTGCGCCTGTTGGTCTATCACCATCAGCACCTACTGGAAGTTTTATAGCAGTTATGCTATCAAAGTTAATATAATCAGTTGTAAGAGGTTGTAGTGTGTTTGTTCTTAAACTGGTTTGATCAAGTTGTGCTACTTGTGTACCACCAGCATAAAAATCTAATCTATCGTCATCACTTGCCGGAGCAGTTTCAGGTTGAATATACGTGTCACCATCAACATCTCTAACACCGCCTAGTGAACTCCAAGCAGTTGCGGCATAACCTTCAAACTGTTGTGTGCTTGTGTTGTAACGAATATGTCCTGATTCACCTGATGGTCTTTGTACAGTGCTACCTCTTGGAATACGTAGTGCGCCGTCGCCTACAATATCAACATAACCTGTGGCGTTACCTTGTAGTTCTAGGTTAAGTCCAGAACTTGCTGTTTCTAAACCGTTGTTTCTAATTAATACGTTGTCAACCTGAACCTGTGTTGCTGTAACTTGATTTTCATCAAGCGTCATAATTAAGGCACTGGTAACACCATCTCCGCCATAAAAGTTTTGAATGTGTGCGTCTTGCCAACGTTTTGTTGTTTTACCAATATCATAAGTTGTATCAGCATCAGGAATAAGATTTGAATTTAGATCAGCATTAATTGTAATATTATCTGTGTCTTGATTACCTAGTGTAATATTACCTTGTAGATCAATATTACCTGTAACATTTAAATTGCCTGTTAAATTAGTTTCACCTGTAAATGGAGTAATGTTTATATCACCTTGTGTAGATGACATTGTGTTTCCACTTAGTACAAGATTGCCTGTAGCAACTTGGAATGGATCAACAATAGTTGTATTACCGCCTTGTGTAAAATTAATACCTGAAAGTGAACTTACATCAAATGTTCCGCCACTAAATGTAACAGCACCAGTATCTTGGTCTACATAAAATAAATCACCAATTCTGTAATCACCATATTGGTCAGTTGAGTTATAAAATACTCTACCGCCATTTACTTCTACAACTTCGTTTGCTTGTGCTACATCGTTGTCGTTGTTATCAAACTTTTTACCTGAACCAATGTAGCCAAAATCATGTGAACTCATTCTTAAACGTACATCTGGACCATCTGCTCTAATACCAAACTGTCCATAAACGTTTGCTGATGCAATTGAACGCATCTCTGCACCAAAATCTTTTCTATCATATCTTACAATAGTTGTTGCAGTTGCGCCACTTGGTGCCGCTGAAATACTTTGTGGTGTAAAGTCAAAACCATCTAGGCCGTCGTAACGACCATCTATGATAAGTGTATCACTTCCTACTAAACTTTCTACAGTACAGTTTGTTACAGTTGAACCGTCTGATGATGTAAATGTTACAACATCACCTGCTTGGAAAGTTCCTGTAATTCCACTTAATTGAATTTTAGTTTTACCGTCGTTGAATGTACCTGCTGTACCTGCAACACCTTCAATACCTTGTTGAGCAAAATAAATGAAACTATTTAACCATTCTGCTCTACCACCTTCTGTGATTACAATACCTTTTGAATTTGGTACAATAAATGTACAACTGTCAAACAACATTGCCGCTTCAATTGAGCCAGCCGCAATGCTTGCACCGTTTACAATAGCACCACGTCCTGCATCTGCCGCATCATAACCATATGGATCATCTGCCGCATTTGTTCCTAGTCTTACACTAGAACCAAAGTTTAATACTGTTACGTCCTTAACATATGCTGAACGTCTTGAAATGCTTGCACCCGAATTATAACAAAATGCATAACCTGTTGTACCACTCCACTCAACTTCTCTAACGGTTAAGTTTTCAATAGTACAATCACCATTCATTCTAAAAAAGTCGTTTGTTCTTGTTGCCGCAGTTGGTTTTAATTGTGTAGCACGTAATCCATGTCCTGTGATTGTGATACCTTGTGGCAAATCTAATGGTGCTACTTCTTCAAAAGTACCAGCACCTAATCTAATTGTGTCTCCAAATGTTGCAACAGATAATGCATGTTTTAATGTTGCAAAGGCTTCGTTAATTTCTCCACCGTTATTGCTGTCGCTACCATTTACTGTTACGTGATAAACATTACCTTCTTGTAATAATATGTTGGTACCATTGACTAAAACTCTACCTGTACCAGAACTGTTTACATTAATATCCGTGTTTGAATCGTTTGCAAAGATACCTGTATTATCACCATCACCGTCGACAGTAATATTACCAAACTGTAATTGACTTCCAGCAAGTGTAACATCGCCTCCTGAACTAACTTCTAGGCCATAAATGTTTACAATACCTGTTCCGTTGGCACGAATTATTAAATCACTATTAGTGTTTATAGGTTGTAAAATGTTGTCTGTGATTTGTAGTTCACCAATATTAGCATTATTTGAATCAATTGTTTTCCAACGTTTTGTAGGGATACCTAATCTGTATGTATCGCTAACGTCGGGAATAATATCTGAAACAACATCTGCGTTAATACTAATGTTGTCTAAATTGCCGTCACCAAGTGTGATATTACCTGCCGCTGTAATATTTCCTGTGGCAAACAAGTTACCTGTTACGTTTGTGTTACCTACTAATTCAATTGTACCAGTGCCGTTTGGTCTTAATTCAATAGGCGCATTAGAATCAAGCGTCGTGATATAGTTGTCATTTAATTCTAATGAGTCTACATGAATTTTTGAATGATAGATAACAGGATCATTACCTGCTGGAGTAAGTTCAATAGTTCCTAGATTAGAACTAATTGTGTTATTCTGTAGGTTTAAGTTACCTGTTGATATCTGGTTTGTGGCTTGTAAATTTGTTGCGTTTATAGTTCCGTTTACATCTACATCGTAAGCGGGGCTTGCGGTCTTGACACCAATTCTATTGTTGTTGACATCTAAGTATAATAAATCCGTTTCAAACGCTAAATCCACACCATTACGTATGAGATTTGCCTTCAACAACGGACCTGAAATTCGACCGACGGCCATTGTGTTCTCCTATAAACGGGCATCCTGTGCCTCCAGCCACCTTACATAGCGGGCTGACCACTGTTTGTACTGCAAACCAAATTTCGGTCAAGTTTGCATTAACAGTATTTAGTCTTTATTGGAAAAAGGGTATGATCGGCTTAGTCGAAACCGTGGATTACTACCACGTCTTTGCCTAGTGGTACAGCACTGTCAAAGCGTAAAAAATAACCATCAGCACCGCCTGGATTTTGTACCATTGTGTAGTTTATTTCTGCAATTTGAACAACGTTTTCTACAAGCACTAGTATGTTTTTTGAAGTTGCAGGTACAGGACTTAAAGGTCCAAAGTTTTGTTCAACAGCATCACCAGTTCCTAAATTTTGAATTGTGATAGTTGCTGGTCTGTCTGTTCTGCTAATTTCCCATGTATTGTTTACATAGGTTTCAAATTCGTTTGTATCTGTGTTATAACGAATTTGTCCGTTTTCTGGAAAGGCTGGACGTTGTGCAGTATTACCTGTAGGAATTTTAAGAGCATATGTTGTATCCATTACCACATGCCCATTGGCTTCAACCGAAACACTTTTGTCTTCGATCATTTTAGAATTTAACTGTTGTTTTTTTACAAATCTCATTATACCGCTACCGTGCTTATTGTTGCACTGATTGTAGCAGGTGATGTTGTTTGTGCTACAATAGTGTCACCATTTTCTAACACCAAACGTTCTGAATCCATAATAAATGTTTCGCCCGCAGGAATCTTTAACTGATGTAAAATTTTGTTTTGATCACTTGCAGAACCACCATTAGGTACAATGTGTAAATCTAAAAATGTGTCTGCATCTGTAAGCACACTGCCGTCGGGTGATGAAATATTATCTACATCAGCATAGTTACAGAAAATCATGCTAGTAACTGCCGTATCGCCGGTACTAGTATAAAGTGTTGTAAATGTAGCATCAATAAAGTTGTTTGTAATCGCCATTTTCTTTCCTAAAATAACATGCTATAAAGCAATGCCTTCTTTTTACTTACAAGTTCGTCTCTTGTACTAGATGTATTTACAAAATATAGTCCAGAACCACCCTCTGCTTCGGCTTGTGAATACAGTTTAATTCTGCCGCTGTCAGCACTAGGAGCACTTGGACTTACAGCACCTTCTATGCTTAGTACATCACGAACAACTACTTCACCGCTACCGTTTGATTCTAAGAAAAGACTATCACCTGAAGTTTTTGGTCTAATAGTAGTTCCATCTAAACTAAGTTCTTGTAATTCTGTGGTTTTTGCATTAACACTAAATTTTTCAACGCCATCTATTTCTAGAGTAAATTCGCTAAGTGGATCACCGTCACTAGTGTCAAATACTTCTGCTTTGGTATTGCCTGCTAAAATTCTGCTAATTGCCGCACCTGCTACCGCAGTATCGACATATTTTTTATTAGGAATATCATCATCGTCGGTTATATTATTTTCATAATCAGCAGTACCAGTTACACTTATCACTGCATTGGGAGCGTTTTGTCCTAATAGAATTAAATCTTCACCTGTGGTTTCTAGTACGTGTGCTTGTAAAGCACCTAATGCAGACCCAACTTTAAACGTGAAAACTCCGGGCCCTGTATTTCCGTTTGGTTGAATGTAACTCAAGGTATCATCAAACAGCATAGTTGCCGCTGAACTTGAAGGACCTCTATAAATGTTTAAACCTGCTTGACCTAAAGTAATTCCACTCAGAGAAGTTTCACCACTGTTTATTGTAATGATATTGTCTTCAACTGACATGTTTGCAGTATCAATAGTAGTTGTTGTACCTAGTACAGTTAAATCACCCGTAATCCTTACTTCTGGTGTTTCGAGTTCAACTTTTGCACCCGATAAACCTGATGTAACAATTTTATAATCACCGGTAACTTTTAATACGTCTACAGCCATTTGAAGGATCCTTTGTTTATAGCATTATTTAGTCAAGAGAAAAGGGCAAAGCGAACTTTGCCCTTTATGGTTTTGCAATTAGATTGCTGTAAGCACCATGATAGATGCTGTTGAGTCATTTTGAATAACGTAAGTGTATCTGTTATTGTTAAAATCTCTACATGTTCTATTGTAAAGTTTTTTAATTCTAACTTGACTACCTGTACCGTCATCAAGTGTACCTTGAATTGACATTTCGTTAGCACCTAAACCGCCTGACGCTTTATCAACTAGTGTACAAATACCAACATTTCCAGTTCCAGATCCGCCAACTGTTGTTTTAGTTCCTGTTTTTAGATCATTTACTAAAAACTTGTTAACTGATCTTTGTCTTAAAATGTATCCTGATTCAGATTCTGAATTAGCACCAACTTGACAGTTAATTGTAAAATTAGTACCATCATCTAGTAATCCGAAGTTTCTTTTGTTTACTGGTCTTCCCATTTGTTTCTCCTTTTAATCCCGTTCTAGGGGCTACGCGGTGGGTCATTCCGCATAAGTCCTACCCTTTGTAGGCACGTTTAACGACATGTGTATTTAGTCAACTCTAGAAAATAAGTGCATAAGATGTACACTACTAAAATCTTTTATAGCACGATTGATTTTAGCACATTGATCTTTGTGCTGTTGAACAATGCTGTCACGTTTTTGTTGGCGATATTTCATTTCAATCTCACCCAGTTTTGTTATTTCACTACGCATGCCTGAGCAAAATCTTACTACATCAAAACGAAACTCTGGTGCAGTTTTAGCAAGTTCTTTTATTTGCTGTTCTACTTCAGTCCAGTCTAGACTAGATTCAATTTCCTTAATACCTTCCATAAAAGTATTTACGAGGTCATAAAAAAAGGGCGACATAAATGCCGCCCTTTTCGTAGTTTTGTAACTTTCTCTTATGAGAATGATACCTTGTCGCCTTCGATAGCAACTTTACCCAAGTAGTCTGCCGCATTTCCAAGAGATGAAGCAGTGTTGTTTAATTCAACATAGCCATATCTTGTCATAAAGCCTACAACTGGTTCAAAAGTTGCTGGATCAAGAACAACACCAGAACTCATTAGAGGAATGTATGGGCAATAGAATGCCGCCGCATCAGCCTCTGAAGAGCCTTTGTAACCGATAAGAACTGCGTCATTATCAGTACCAGATGTGTTGTCTGCTTTGTATGAGTCAACATATACTCTCATTGAGTTGTTAAGTGTACCTACAAACTTAGTGTTTGTTGGTGCTTCGAACGTACCTTCTGTGCTTCTTGCGAAAGCAGAAGTTGTAGCAGATTGTAGGATTGTCAATGCTTGGTTGTTAACAACTGCAAAGTTACCTGCGCCTCTACGTGTACGCTGAGCGATCTTGTTCGCTACTCTGTTGATTTGAACTGCTAAAGCCGCATGTTCGTCACCAACGAATGTAGCAGTACCAGATACCGCTGATTGGTCATAAGTTTCTTCTACTGAAGAAAGTGAACGCAATGAAGCAAGGATCTCTTGATCGATTTCAGCAGTAATCTCTTGTGCTAATGCCGCCATGATTTCTGCTTCGATGTCGATACCTTGTTGTGCTTGAGCGTCTTGTGCCGCTTCAAATGTCCAACGAGCAGATAGTTTACGAGTTTTCGCTTCTACTGCTTGTTTTAAGATTTGAATTGACATTCTCTTACCTGGTGAACCTTCAAGTGATGCTGTAGCATCTGCCTTGTCAGTTGACCCACCACCTGAATAGCCTAAGCCAACCTTGAATGGTGATAACGCTTCTTCACCCGCTGTTACGTCATCAAATGTATCTGAGTAACGTACTCTTAGTGTGTGAATTTGTGATACTGGGCCTGTCATAGGCTGTACACCAACAATCTCGTTTGCGATGACCGTAGGCATCACACGTCTGATTACTGGAAGAATCACTCTGTTTAATGTTGCAACATTTCCTGCGGAAGTTGCACCAGCAGTTGCCGACTCAGCGAGATAACGTCTAGTGTTCTCGAGAGTGACGTCCATTACGCTTTTCTTGTGTCCATTAAGACCTTCCATTAAAGCGTCTTTGGTTGCCTGCCAGTTTTCGTTGATTATTTCTGACATTTTGTCCTTCTCCTTTTTAGTTTAATCCCGCTAATTTGCGGAGTTCAATTAAGTTTGACTTTTCTTCTACCGTTTCTTTTACTTCTTTATTGCCTGTTACTTCTGTTCCCTCATTTAGTGCCTGTTTTTTAGCAGATGGACGATTTTTGTCTTCCATTACTGCTGGTAGATATTTGTCAAATGCTGTGTGCAATTTTTCTGTTTGCACTGACTCTAGTAGTTCAGACATAATGTCCTTTTTGTCTTTACCTAATGGAGCCAACAACTCATTCATCACTGCAACACGTTTCGCTTCGTCTTTGGCTTTAGAAACTTCTGCTTCCTTAGACTCAACTAGAGTGGTCTTCTCTGTGATGGTTTTCTTAGCCTCTGCTAACTGCTCTTCCTTCTCTGCAACGATCTTCATTAACTTCGCAGTTTCTGATTTTTCGTTTAGATAAGAATTGCTGTATTCATTAGCAAATGCTTCGAATAGTTTTCTACCAAAGTGATTTTCACGTGCTGATTGAATGTCTTCTTTCAACTGTGAAATCTCTTCGGAGAGTTTCTTACTTACAGTTTCCTTCACAATGTCTGCTGACTTAGCAACAAACTTTGCTTTGACCTCTGCAAATTTTTCTTTGGCTTCTTTTACAAGGCGTACCTTGGTTTCTGCCAAATCTTTTTTGTCTTCTGCAAACTCGTTGATTTCTTTTGCAAGTTGCTTAACAACAAAGTCTTCCAATTTTGAAAAGTTTTCGCTGACCTTAGCACGGTCTTCGTGTAACTCTCCAATTTCTTTAGTCAACTGCTTGAGCATAAACTCTTGCAGTTTTTCAGAATGCTCACCGATCTTCTTCTTATATTCAACTCTTGCTTCTGCAAGTGCTTTCTTATCTTCAGCAATTTCAGCAATTTCTGATTCTAAACGCTCGGAAACCATATTGTCAATCGCTTCGACCATGTTTTGCTTATCATGTTCGTAACGTTTTGCAAATTCCTCACGGAGTTCAGCAGTAACAGTGTCTTTGTTTTCCTTCACTTTTTGGTCCCATGCTTCTTGTAAGTCAGTGCGAACTTCCTCACCTAGCAAGCCTGTTTCAAAAAGTTTATTAAACATATCACTCATTGGCTTCTCCTTTTGTTACTGCAAGCCTTTTATGACTCGTAGCATCTGTTCTTTGAGATACTTTTGTGCTTTAGCATCTTTCGATACTTCGTGAGCCGCCCTAATCGCACTATAACCACCTCTTGTGTTCATGAAGTGTTCATAGATTGGTGTTGGGTAAGCACCCGGCGCACTTGGTTGGGCTACCACATCTACTGTGATAATCTCAAATCCATTAACTTCTCCTGTGGATTCGTTAACTTCACCTGCTCCACGTGAACTGACTCCCAGTTTCACACCTGATTCTAACATGGTTTTTACAAGATTGCCCATTGGGGTTGGCAAAACTTTCATCTTGCCAAACCCATTAGGTCCATCCATCCACATATCTGTAATCATATGCGATACACGATCTAAATTTACTTTTAAATCATCTGGGTGATCAACTTCACCTAGCACAGAGTAACCGCCGTCGATCTGATCCTTGAGTGTCTTAACAGCGTTGCCTATCTCGGAGACAGGGTAGATACGCTGGTTTGCGTTTTTAACACCACCCTGAATACAAATGCCTTTTAAATAAAGGT